GATAGAATACGTTCCTTTTTCACCTCCCAAGAAAAACAAATTGATCCTAAGGATCCTTCAACAATTCCCGGAAAGCTTGTAGCAAAGCGCAATGAGTATGCTAAGTTCAAATATGAAGAAGAGCAGAAGAGAAAGAAAGAAGCAGAGCAAAGAGCTAGGATTGAGACAGAGAAAGCAAATTATCAACAGACAATAGAGAACAGCCTTCTTTCTTATTTCAACCAGTATCTTTCAAGTAAAGTTTCTGAATTACAGGGCATCTTCTCTAATTTGACACATGAGAATTTCGATCGCGAAGTTATAGGAATCACAGTCTTTCAGACCGATTATCCCAAATCTCATTTTGATAAGTTTAGTGCGGATTCAGCGACTTACTATATCAGTCAAGAAACAAAAAAGGAGATTCGCCGAAATATCTTAGAAGGTAAATATGAACAATATGCTCAACAGTATAAGGCTAAGTTATTAAACGTTAAGCAAGATCTTACCGACCGTATTCCGTCTAAACGTAAAGAACTAGCAGAGTTGGAGCTGCTTCGTCTTGCTAATGCAGAGGCAGCCGCCAAAGCGGAAGAAGTACGCAAACAACGTGAAGCTGCAGAAACGGCTAAACAGATGGAAGAAATAAAAAAAGCGGAAGAAGCAGCTAAACAAGAAGCTGCAATGAAAGCGCAGCAAAGTTCAATCGGTAGTCTTTTTGCAGGTGCTGCTGCATCTGTTGCCCCTCCACCGATAAACGCTAATGTGAAAGAAAAGATTGTTGTTTTGCATCAGCAAGGATATTTGGAGATATTTCAGATGTGGTGGCTAAATGAAGGACAGAGTCTGCCAGTTGAAGAACTAGAGAAAATCTTTAAGAAGATGATTACCTATTGCGAGAAACAGGCAAACAGCAAAGATCAAAAGCATATCGAATCACAATTCATCAGCTACGAGGCAGATGTAAAAGCTAAATAGTTATGTCAAATCCCGATTCATATTATTCGCGTACAGAAGTAAGTAACTCTGATCTGACAGAACTTAAAAATTATCTCTATCCCCGTGCTCAATACGGGGATAAAGAAAAGGCATTCAAGTTCGGTACTCTTGTAGACGCTCTTATCACAGAGAATGACCGTGTTCGGTATGACAAGCTGATGGTAGATGATTATGTGTACACGACAGAAGAATTTGAATTAGGACTTGAGATGCGTAAGGCTCTCCGGAAGGAAGCGGAGAAAGACCAGTTTCTTGCTGTTGTGCTAGCGCAGTCTGATACACAGAAGTTCATGGTAAATAAGCAGCAGGAGTTCCATTATGGGAACTTTGCCTATCACCTCGATACTCGCTGTAAATGGGACTGGTGGTTATCTGCTTACGGTTTTGGTGGCGATTTGAAAACGACCTTTGCAGAGTCTCAGGCACAATTCGATGAAGCGATAGATTTCTTTGACTGGGACCGATCCCGTGCCTGGTATATGGATATCGCAGGAAGTAAACAGGATTTCATTTATGCAATCTCGAAAAAGAACTGCAAGATATTCAAGCATTTTATCACCGACCGTAATCATCCTACATATACCAAGGGAAAAGAAAAGTACGAAGACCTGGCTTTCAAATGGTGGCAATTGATGGTCTGATTATATTTTATCATAAAAACAATATGAACTTACTTATCACACCTAAATATCAAATATTGGATGAATTAACTAATATAGATTCATTTCTCAATATAACCATGAGCGAAGATGCGACAGAAGCGGTACAACGTGGCAATGACTTGGCTGTATATGTTGCCCGTTCCGGCAAATTACTTGCAGACTCAAAATACTGGCTCAATGAGGCGATGAAATCCGAGGTCATGCAGACGCTTGTTGATACAGCTAAGAATGCGAAAGCAACAGCGACGGCCATAAATGCTCTAGTTAACTCTTTGTGTAGGGAAGAACGATATTTGGTCGACTGGTGCGAACGCTGCAATCGGACGGCGACGCATCAACTATCATGGTGTGTAACTGTGATAAGTAAAGCAAAAGAAGAAATGAAAATGTCCGGAATGTATAATAACAATAAAAAGCAATCATCATGAAAAACTTAAAAAGAATCACAATCGGGCTAGCCGTTATCGGTCTGTTTACGGCATTGTCTTTCTCTCAAAGAGAAGATGCAACGACTAGAGAAATAACTACGGCTGCCGTCATGGGAGTTGTATCAGCATTTAGTATTATCACTTTATCAACTAAAGAAGATTATGGAACAAGTAAAAAATGAGATCAAGAAGGCGGTTATCAAAAAAGACCGCTTGAATGTAGTGTACAATGAGCGTTTCTCGGAAGCGAACTACACGAATGTAATTAACAAGAGCTGCGATCAGATCATCCACAGCGATTTAAGAGAAGCGTTTAGCCGGCTTAAATTACATCTCGTTGTATTGTGTGAGCAGCCAGAGGCATCTAATATCAACAAAGATAGCTTTACTTCCCCGGGCTATGCAGAGACTCTGGAAAATTATATCATTACGGGCTATGCAAATGACAGCGTCGATGGTGTTTCTGGAATTACCATTATGGGAGCTAAACTTCTCCAGTCCGGCAAAGTTGTTGACTTGAAAATCTTCGTTCCTCTCCTTGATGCAGATTACCCTTACTATGAAGAATTGAGCATTGATGCTGCAGCTTGTGATGCGGAAGTTGAAAGTTATCTGTTTGAAGAGAAATGGGGAGTCAGACAAGAGCGGCTTGATTTCGAAACGGATGAACCGGAAGAAGCTGTTGTACTGGAAGAAGAGAAGCCTAAAAAAAGAGGACGTAAAAAACAAATAGAGGCGCCTGCACCTCTTGACGCAACCGCATAATCAATCATCACAGGGGGGATAATTCCCCCTGCTAAATACTCTGAATCATGAATATTGAATTAAAAGGAGATAATTTCGAATTATCATTCAAATATAAGACTTCAATAATAGATCGGGTCAGACAGATTCCCGGTAGACGTTTTGATGGTGCTAAAAAAGTTTGGATTGTCCCGACAAGGAGTAGGGTAGAGCTTGAAAGGATGATTTATCAAATACAGCAGTTTGAGAATATAAATTGGGTAAACGGTACAGAAAAAAAGGAGGAAGATATCGCTTATGATATTCCGGAACTGCCGGACCTAACCGTTCCGCACAATTTAAAGATTCAGCCTTATCCTTATCAGCTTAAAGGTATTGCACGGGGATTGGAACTAAAACGGTTTATGAATTGCGATGAACCGGGACTCGGTAAGACATTGCAGAGTATTGCAACAATAAATCTTGCTGATGCTTTTCCTTGTCTTGTCATTTGTCCATCTTCACTCAAAATAAATTGGTTACGTGAATGGGAGAAATTTACAGATAAAAAAGCGATGATCCTAACCGACAAGGTGCGTGATACGTGGACTTTTTTCTTCCAGACAGGAATGCACCAGGTGTTTATTGTTAACTATGAATCATTAAAGAAATACTTCGTACAACGCATAAAGAAAGCCGAAGGCTGGACGTTGAGAGATGTAGAATTTAGAAACTCAATCAATTTATTCAAGTCAGTTATTATTGATGAAAGTCACCGTTGCAAATCAGCATCAACCCAGCAAGCTAAATTCTGTAAAGGGATATGCACCGGTAAAGAATGGGTGATAGAACTTACTGGAACCCCAGTTGTCAACAGGCCAAAAGACCTGATTCCACAACTGGCAATTCTAAACCGTATGGAGGATTTTGGTGGCTATAAACCATTTGTTAACCGATACTGCTCCGGACAAAGAGAGGCTTCTAATTTGAAAGAACTGAATTTCAACCTTTGGCAATATTGCATGTTTCGTCGTGAAAAGTCTCTTGTTCTTACAGACCTTCCGGATAAGATACGTCAGGTTAATACTTGCGAAATTACAAATCGCAAAGAGTATATGGATGCAGAACGCGACCTTATTATGTATCTACAGAAATACAAGGATGCTGACGATGATAAGATAGAAAAGGCTCTACGTGGTGAAGTGATGGTACGTATCAATATTCTCCGGCAAATTTCTGCTCGTGGCAAAGTACGCGATGTTATTGAATTTGTGAAAGACTTCCGGGAGAATGGAAAGAAAATAATCCTCTTTTGTTCGCTTCATGAAGTTGTAGATCAATTGAAACGTTACTTCCCCACGGCTGTATCTGTAACAGGTAGAGAATCACCGGACATGAAGCAAAGAGCGGTTGACGCCTTTCAAAATAATCCTAAAGTGGATATTATTATTTGCTCAATAAAAGCAGCCGGAGTCGGTTTGACGCTTACCGCATCAAGTAATGTCGCCTTTGTTGAGTTCCCTTGGACGTACGCCGATTGCTGTCAATGCGAAGACCGGGCACACCGTATCGGGCAAAAGGACTCTGTTACCTGTTACTACTTTCTTGGTCGGCGAACTATTGATGAAAAAGTTTATCGCATAATTCAAGAGAAGAAAAATATCGCTAATGCAGTAACCGGGTCTACGGAAGACATTGAGGAAAATATCGTCGATATGGTTGCACGAATATTTGATACAGATTATGACGATGAGGGGTTTTAAAATGGAGCCACAACAGAAAATAGACCGGTTAAAGAAAGCGGGCTACCAAGTTCAAGAGAAAGGTAACAAGATTCGTGTTACCAAAGGATCATTAATAATCAATGGAACAATTAACCAAGTACACAAAGAAGTTTTTAATCAATAATTATAGGCACTATGAATACGTATAGTAAATATGTACCAAATGTTTTTCTTGCAAAATGTAGTGAAAAACATGAAAAAGGAGAAGTAATCGAGGTTACAACCAAGTATGGAAAAGAAAATGAATGCATTGTTTTCAACCTCATTTACGAACGTGATGGATTCTATTATTACTCGATCGTACGGGCTGATGGCTTTAATGTGCAAGAGTGGGCTAAACAAAGGGCTGAACGTCGTCATGAATGGGCTACATCTGCTGTACAGAAAAGCAGTGAATACTACAACAAGTCCAATAAAGATAAGGATTTTCTTTCTCTAGGTGAACCTATCAAAGTGGGACATCATAGCGAGAAGCGACACAGAAAAGCGATAGATGATGCGTGGAACAATATGGGTAAAAGTGTTCAGTTTGACGAAAAAGCAGCCGAGCACGAAAGGATAGCTAAATATTGGGAACAACGTGCAAATACAATCAATTTATCCATGCCGGAAAGTATCGATTTCTACGAGCATAAGCTTGAAGTTGCTCAAAAATATCACGAAGCCGTTAAATCGGGAAAGTGCCCGCGTAGTCATTCTTATGCTCTTACTTATGCAAAGAAAGAAGTAAATGAATTACAAAAGAAATACGAACTCGCAAAGACACTGTGGGGAGATGTTTAATCTAGTAGCCTTCGGGCTACTATAATTCAAGCCAAAATAGATATGAATTTTAAATCATTGGTAGCTCAATTAGCAAATCGCATCAATCAGCCGCATGTGATTGAAACATATATGCGTAAAGTATTTGCGTCTGGCGTTGAGTGGCAGAAAAAGCAATCTCCTTGGATAAGTGTAAAAGATAAGTTACCAGAACCAGAGCAAGAAGTTTTTCTTTATGATAGAGATTCTGTTAAGCACTATGCAATAGGGTGGCTTCGAAAGAAAAAAGGATATTGCAAAAGTAAATGGTTTGTAACAAATGGTTATGTCACCGATGAAAGTATTACCCACTGGATGTCAATACCGAAGTTTAACGTATAACAAGATAGAAAGGAGCAAAATACAGGATGTGTATTATATTAAAAATCAAAAAAGAGGTTATGATATAATAACCTCTTCTCCTAAAACACTAAACTTCATATCTGAAAGCAACAGTCTTTGGATTTATTGGTCCATCAAGTGAAAATTCTTCCATGTACGTTTTAATAAGCTGAAATGCAGATTCTTCTACAATTTCGTAATCTACTTTATTTGCCTCATGCAGCTCTTTCGATGGATAAGATGATTCACCTGAGAAAGAATGGGTTTTTCCTTTTAATTCAAAAGAAACATAAATTATTGCCATACATTTAAAATTTAAGGGTTTAACAATATTGCAAAGATACATATATTTTTATACAAAAATGATAATAGCATGGTTTTCTTGCGGAGTAACATCCGCAGTCGCTTGTAAAATAGCATTGAGCCTGTACGAAGATGTTCAGCTCTACTACATAGAGACTGGCTCCTGTCACCCGGACAATGCTCGTTTTCTATCTGATTGCGAAAGATGGTACGATCAGCCTATTCACATTATCCGAAGCGACAAATACACCTGTGTTGCTGATGTATTGCGGAAAGGATGGATAAACGGACCACATGGCGCAGCTTGTACGCTCAAACTGAAGAAGGAAGTCCGGTACAAATTAGAGAAGGAACTTGGAAGTTGGGACGGTCAAGTATGGGGCTTCGACTTCGACCCAAAGGAAATAAACCGAGCCATCCGATTCAAGCAGCAGTACCCAGACACAAAGCCGCTGTTTCCGCTTATTGAGCGGGAAATTACCAAGTCTGATGCAATGGGCATACTATGGAAAGCAGGTATTGAAATCCCTGCCATGTACAAGATGGGTTATAACAATAATAACTGTATCGGTTGTGTCAAAGGTGGTATGGGATATTGGAACAAGATACGAAAAGATTTCCCGGATGTATTCGATGAGGTAGCACAGATTGAACGTGATGTTGGAGCAACATGCCTAAAGGATAAAGACGGTCGTATTTTCCTTGATGAACTACCAATATGGCGAGGTGACCCAGTGGAAGAGATTATACCGGATTGTTCTCTTATCTGCCAAATTGAATTTCAAGAGATAATCGACAGACAGGTAGAGCGAGTTTTGAAAGGAGAAATTAGTATTAATGATGTAGCCTAATTAGGCTCAAAACAAGATAGATATGAGCAAAAGAGTAGCATATTTTGGAACTCAAGGAGGCGGTATTCCTGGACATAGTTTTACTGCTATTATCGGAGAATTTAGTTATGAAGAAGAACGTGAAGTAATCAGATTAGATTGTGATACCACATTTAAGGTTTTTGATGGTAAGAGACAATTCAAGTTCTTCAATTACGGGAAATATATGTGTCTTGCTTTTCCTGCAAGTCCTGATGACAAAAGAGGTGGAAGCATAACAATCGTATTAATCGAGGGGAAAGATACAAGTAGAAAAGAAATATTAGGAGCTATTGAAACATCTTCTTTCCTTAAAAAACAATTCAATAGGTTATGTGAATTATATGGCGTCCATATGCCACAAGTTTAATTCTTTACTAAATCAAGCATGAACAGAAATGAAGTAGATGAATTTATTGAAGACAATTTCGGTCCTCATGATAAATTAGCCATATTGGAATTGGTAGACGAGGTTAAGAAAGATGCAGTACATGCATTCGCAATATCATGTCCGCTCTTTGAAGAGAAAGATGGCCTTATGGTATGTCATAAGGAAGAATCTCCATACACTGAATGCCTTCACCGATATTTCAATATACGTAACAAGAAAGATATGCCACAAGGGATTAAACCTTGTAAGTATATAGAGAATTTTATCAAAGAAATCAATTTATAATAAGAAAAATATGAGCAAATATACAGCAAGGCAAATAGCTGAATCTGACGAACTATTTGAAAAGCAAATACATAAAGTCAGAAAGTTCTATTTGAGCCGTAATCCCGATAAAATGATGATGCTTGAAGAAAGAAAAGCGGTCGTCAAAGAACGGAATAGAGGTCTTTCCCCAGAATATGATAAAGAATACTATTGTGGAACTTGTGGAGCTAAAGACGGTGCGGAACATCCTAAAAGCGGATATTGCTTTCACTGTGATACTGATAACTGGATTTCAAAGAATAACGAATAACAAGATAGAATTGAATGAAACGTCCACAGAGTAATGGATTATTCGAAGTTGCAGGAGGTCAAGAGAAAGAACGTGGCTTCTGCTGCATGAAACTGATAACTTTCCTCTCTGCTAATAATGTAACAGATTGGGATGAATGGCATGGAGCGCATCTTTCTGCTATGTCAGGGAGATGTCCCTATGCTTCGCAGTGCCCAATTCATGAGAGAACGATAGCAGTAGTAGGTAGAAGACCAATACAATTTAGCTTATTTTGAATAATGACTAAAGAAAAGTGCATTTTATGTGGAAGAGAAACGGTATCGGTTATTAAAACTGGTACCGACTTTATGTGTTATAATTGCTATGCAGATCAGCGTAATCCTCCACGTTCAAAAGAAGTACATAATAACGAGGAAGCTCGCATACAAACAGAGTTTTTTAAACTTATTCCTCTATATTTCCCTAATATACCTGACAAACTTATATTTGCCGTTCCGAACGGTGGAAGCCGTCATATACGTGAAGCTGCTAACCTGAAACGTCAAGGAGTAAAGCCTGGTGTTTCTGATGTGATCGTACTTATTCCCAAAAAGGGCTTTGCTTCTCTCTGTATAGAGTTTAAAACGAAGGTGGGGAAACAATCAGAATATCAAAAAGAGTTTCAAAAACAGGTTGAAAGTTGCCGTAATAAGTACGTGATAGTCCGAAGCGCATCACAGGCAATCGAAGAATTACGAAAATATCTTTCTTAATAGAATTGAAATTTGTAATACTGAAATTCCACAGATTGAAATAGCTTTTATATGATAGGGGAGAGGGCGTCTATTTTTTATATCCTTGCTCTAAAATTACAAGTATGACATTTGAAGAAGCAGTGTTGGACGGTTAGGAAAAAACTATTTATAATTAAAAACGAGTATCTGTGGTGAGCAAACTCTGACCTCTTTTGTTCTTAATGAAAAGATTCAGAGTTATGAAAAAGCAAATAGAGATACATAAGATAGATATATCTAGCGTTCTGCCGCTTAGATTTGCAGACGAAGGTATAAAGGCCGGTTTTTCTTCACCAGCACAAGATTATTTGGAACAAGCTATTGACTTGAACAAAGAGCTTATAAAACACCCAGCATCGACTTTTTACGGTCGTGTGGTGGGAGATTCTATGAGAGATGAAGGAATATAAAATTGTTCCATTTAATATATCCCTTTTAATAATTGATAGTCTAATATTTCTTTTTAGATTTGAAAATGTAGTGACGTATTTGCACCTCCCTGAGGTAACAAATGTCATCTTCAAACTGTTATTTAAATTCACTTATTGGCTAAAATCCCTCTATACAATCAGAATAGCCTCCATAATTTTTACTAATAAGGATTTTAATGTATATACCACTCCATTGTCCATCTTTACATGGGTTAAAACCATGTTTTATTTTATTTACAAATTAATTTAACACCCACTCAATTGGCCTCTATAAACAATAGATGTGACGTAGTAGCCTGAGAGAACAAAGCCATTAAAACAAAGATAGGGGAGGGTAGTAAAATATACTCACTACACACTTTTATTATTTAACACAAAGATAATGAATATATTAATGTTATTGATAAAAAATTCAATTACACGAAATAGCGATTAGCGTTTTCTAAGTTAAACTAAAAAGACATCTAATAAAACGATATATAATTATTAATCTCCGTTAGATATCTTTCGACAATTTCATCTTCATTTACATTCCCACCCTCCATCAAACTCAATAATACAGATTCGTATATTTCATTCTTGAGCTGTTCAACATCAAGTTTATCTTCTAAATCCTCAATAATCGACTCAGCCGTTATTTCATAATTTTCTTCCATTGCAATATCCATGGCTCTATAGTCTAGCACCGTTTTATATATCTTTTTTGATATCATCTTTGCTTTCTCTTCAATATTATTATCAGGAGATTCTTTGATTGATAAAATATATTTGCTTGATGAGTAATCAGCCTCTGGACTGCAGTCATAAAAAGATACTTTCAAATCAAATAGTATTTTAAAGAAAGGATTGCTATCTATCAAGTCATTTCTACTGATCCAACCTTTTAAAACCCCTTCATATAAAAGTAGCCAATTCTCATCAGTTAGCGATTTTTCCGTAAACGAATGGGCTAAATTCTCTATTTCTGACTTCAGCAAGGAGGTTGGACTGAACTCCGGTCTACTATTTACTATATCTAATAAAAGTAAAGAGGATATTGCATTTTCCATTTTCAATATTAATACACTATCATGTTCAGTTATTGGCAGATCGAACCTTTTGCACAACCAAAGAGCCCAAGATACTTCCAAATCTTGTTTTAGTGGAATATGATCTCGAAAAATACAATCTACAATACGGGCTAGCTTCTTTTTTGAATCATCCTTTAATAAATATGAATATGAATCTAATATTTTGTAAGCGATATTCAAGATACTTGGATCAAGCATTATAGTTTTAAAAAGAAGATTCTCAAATGTTTTCCATTCCTGGCTCTCTATCTTTACCCTTAATGGATTTTTTGGATCAAAAACTCGTAATCCATATCGAAATATTTGTCCGATTTTTCTCGGATTCTTTTCTGCAAACTTCCAAATCAAACTAAAATATATTCTGAGATTTGTATCTGTTATTTTATTTAGATTAAATTTGGATAAATCTATGGCAAATTGATCTTCAAACTCAAAAGGAAATTCTCTGATCTGTATTTTTTCTTCATTTATTGATAATCCAAATTTGTCTAGCAATCCTTGCATAAATTTCAATAAATCTTCTGCTTTTGATAAAGTATCAACATAAAAATAATAGTCGTCAAAATAACGGCACCCTACTATGCTATTATCATATATTTTAATACAGCTATCTATCCTAGAACAAATTAATTCCGAAATAATAAATGAAATATCAGTACCAATAGGAATACCTATCGTCTGGTTACCTTGACAATTTCTAATGTATTTATCAATTTTATCAGCCTTATCATAAATCACACAGTCCCTATCTCCACTATCAACTTTAGAAGCTATTTCTCTTTTAGATAAATTGTAAATACTTTTAGCCTTTTCTTTCCCTAATAAAGCCCATGGGACAGAATGAGTATAAATACTAGGGTAGAATCTCGAAATATCTAATATTATCTCAACTTTTTTATCAAATGAAGCTTCCAAACATTTTTCTCTAAAATCAGAAACGCCCTTACATGATGTTGAGAAACTTCTCCTAGATAATTCTTTATGATACAAAGGTCTAGATTGTGAGAAAGGCGATGCATCTATAACGTGATCTATTTCATCCCAGGTATCAACTACTTGCTCAACTAATTTCATATAGTGTAATGGGTTGGGGATACCGATATATCTTCTTGACAATTTACCTTTGGTTATAGAATACCTACAAGGGAAAGATGATGGATATTTTTTTGTATCTATTTTATCCATTTCCCGCTTAATCATAGCATATTTTGTACCAAAACTAAACGTATTAAATGGTTGTGGTAACTCTTTCGGGAAATATCCTCGTAACAAAATATCTTCTACTGTTGGTTTCATATATAGTGAATAATGGAATCCCCTTTGGCATCATGCGCCAAAAGGTTAATCTAAACCTTAATCCGATTACGAATTACACAATGAAAAGGGATCCATATTTTAAATATAATTAATTGACGGGGCTAAAGTACAAATTAATTATATACAAACAAACTCTTTTGTTTAAAATAATTGTATTCAATGCAAACATACTACTTTTCTCTTATTATGTACATGCCGAACTTTATTCTCAACTCAACAGTAACACCTATGTAACCCTTCTAGGGAGTTTGATTGTGTGCTGTTGATAGGGAGGGTTACAAAACAAAGAGATAGCTATTCGGCTACCTCTTCTTTATTACTTTCTAATTTTAGACGAAACTCTCGGAGCTGGTCAATAGCTGTATTGAACGTAGGGTTCTCCCAGTTTTTGGAAATTATTTGTATCATGGTACTTAAAAATGCGCCACAATCAACAATACGAGCGGCTTTATCTAATTGAAATTCTTCGCTCGGATAAGCCTTATTCTTTAATATATCTTGTGCCCAAGTAAGAATTTCCTGAACAGACTCATGGTCGTATTTATGTTCTTCTTCCATTACTTTATATTTTTAGGCAAAAGTAGAGAAAGTTATTCAAAAATAAAAGCCCCGACTACACTTAGTCGAGGCTCATTCCTTTTGGAGTAAATAGCGTATTATCTCTCAAACTCAAAATCTAGCAATTTTTCTCAGCAGGGAGATGATACAACAGACATCCACGTCTATTCACAAATATACTATTATTCTTTTAACTTGAATACTATTCTGTCAATTATTAGAAAAAATGAAGATTAATGATTCTAGTATTTTATAGAAGGTATAAAGAAATAGTTTGGTTACTTCTACTATTTTTTTCTAGTTTCATCTTTGACTTTATCCCATTCTCGCTTAAACATATTCTGGCATTCATTCACAAGAACCTCATATCTAATATTTTGATAACTCACATCGAATGAAACAATTGAAAAGGTATTTATTATATCATCTAAAATGGAAATAATTTCGGCATCCTCCTTCGGATTCAATTTCATTTTTAATAGAATTGACTTTTCAACTATCTCTCTTTTACTTAAGCCTGTTTTAAACTCATCTTTTATAGTATCTGAAATTATCTTGTTTTTATTAAATTCTATAGTCATGGCTTCTATTTCTTCCTCAGTAACGAGATCAATGAGTTCTTGAGTTATTACCATTGAAGATTCATTAATTATCTTATTACTATTTAAGAGATAAAAAATTACTGATGACAATAATACAGAAAACTCATTACGAACATCTTGAATCCACTTTATCCGCTCTGAAGTTATAACATTAATGTATTGTGATGTCTTTAGATTCTTCCTTGTATACAATTGAGCGACAAATGCTGCAATAACGCCTGAAGAAAGTAATAATAACAATGTTTCCATAATTAATTTATTTTTTTGACAAATATACTATTTTTCAACTATCTTATACACTATTCCCCCAATTATTATTAAGACTATGATACCTATATACACTTTATCTTTATGCATGTCCCACCAAGAAAGCTCTATCATCTTCTCCTTCTGATTCAAAACAGCATTGACCTTATTACTAATAGTATCCAACTGGTTTGAAAGCTGCTGTAATGTTATAGATAATGTTTCATCAACTTCCGTCCGTTCCTGATCCTGCTTGGTTGCAGTAGTGATACTTTCTTTCACCGGATATTGTTTCCCTGTTGAATCAGGTGGTGAAAGATAAACAATCGTATTCTCTATCTTCAAATCGCTTAATCGGTCATTCACAATCTTCGTTTGCTTGCTTAGACCTAAACGCAATTCTTCCATTACTTTTAGGAGATACAGAAATTCACCGGAATAGTCAACCCGCTTCTGTATATCAATATTGCGAGAAGTCTTGCAGGATGACAACCATATTCCCGACATCAGGAACATGGTTATATAAATCAAGGCTTTCATAATTCCAGGTATTTGGCAATTCCCTCGACGTGTATCCGTGCAACCGCATCCTTCCCCCGTGGAGATAATAAGAACTCCACATCTTCCTTATTGTCCTGAAAGAAGTTCTCTGTGAGCACTGCCGGGCAATTTGTATCCCGACAGATGGCAAGGTTTTGTTGCCAATACAGTTGCCCAGGCGTCTGCTTGCGAATGGGAACTGGAACACACTCTGCTGCTTGGCTCAGGCAGTCAGCCAACTTCTTGCTGTTACCTGACGCATTGTTCGATACAAATACGCTCCATCCTTTTGCTTTCATCCAACTAGCACCGGAGCCGGCTGCATTACAATGAATAGAAATAAGGATAGCTTTCTTCCCGGTTTCTTTATAGATAACATTAGCTCGTCGACATCGCTCGGACAATGGAACATCTGTGTCCTCTTTAACGATGCGCTCGGCATCAATTCCCAACTTACGCAATCCGACTACTACCATATCGGCAATCTCACGTGAATAAGCCCATTCCATCAGCCGACCATCCGGCGAACGTTTGCCAGGAGTATTTTCCCCATGCCCGTTGTCAATTAGTACTTTCATTTTGCACCTCCTTTTTGTAAGTAGTTCGTTAAATAGGGGATGTTCTTTATAAACTCAACACTTAATACATAGTGCAAGAAAGCTACTACCTTATGGCCATTGCTAGAGTTGGGTAGAATTTCTTTGATATTCCTTAGAATGTTCACCCCGTAGAAATAGAAAACGCTATACGTAATAAATGAAACACATTGTAGCGCACCTTCCGGATTTCCTTTGTGTTCACCAATAAAGTAGATGCAGCTAACCAAGGCAAAGAAAATAGTTGCTTCTACGATACACCTCCAAGCCTTTTTAAAAGAAAAACTCTCATGATTGATAAGGAGTGCAGTAAGTAGCCCGCAAATGAAATTGAGGGCAAATACAGCAATAAGACTTTTGATCTCCCCAGAAATAGGATTGAGATAAGCAGCTATGCCGGTAACCAATCCAATAAGTAAGTTTTTGAAATAATCCATATCATTTTTATCTAAAATATTAATACTTTATTTTAATACCTCGCTACAATCATCAATAGCTGTCTGAAATACTTGTTTCACTTCGCCAAAGGTTAGCCCATGATCCTCATGTAGCGAGAATCCGGTTACTCCATTTCGTGAAATATTGAAGAAGCCGACAGTCGTTTCATCTTTGATAATCTCGGCAGTAATATCTTTTACCGCTTCGGTACCACGAGTAGACATTCTGTACTTAATTCTGATAGCGTCCGTAACCTTAGTTGTGGCAGTGCTGTTAGTTGCTGTAATGTTCATTCCTTGTTTCCTCCTTCTATTAAATCATAAATTTGTCCATACGTACCTGCAGTAAGATACTCTCCACAAATTTCTTTTAATAGAGCAGCATCTTCCGTTTCAATATCAAGTACTCCACGATTGTTAATAATCTGTTGTAGCATTTTATATGCTCGTAATTTCTTGGAAGTTTCCATATTCTTCTGTGGATTAGAGCCTGCTGCAAATAATGCCTCTGCCACCAAATCACGAAGAGATTTCTTACTTTCCTTACCATTCACCAATTCGACAAACTCCCGACCTCTAAAGTCGAGTAAGTTTCTGTTTAGATTTACTTTCATAATTTTTATTTTATTTCAACGATTAACCCTTTTACTATATGCAAAGTCTTTCCTCGTGTAGAAGGATCTAAAAGTGTAATTGTGCTATCTGAAATAACAGACCAATAACTCCCATTGCCATCACTCGGAAAGAATCCATTTGCCGTTACATCTCCTAGTACCCTTACGTTGCCATCGAAGAAACCCGCATAAATGTAATTATCGGGATATTTAGGAGTCTTAAGATTGGTAGAACCATAAATAGCAGCACTTCCTCCAAAACCAGCCCCAATAGCGGAAATACCGAAATTACCATCCGTGGCTGGATTGAAAGTAACATGCACTACACCTTCTTTCGAGGTGGTACTATATCCCAATTTCAGACTGCGGGAAATATCCCCGAAATAATCACCCGCTTTCCAGACTAACCGACCGTTATCAATAGTGAATCCTCCAACCTTTGCGCCGTCCGCATCAATACGTTTCACACGGATATAGTCAGTATTCAAATACCCACCTACAACAATGGTAGTACCAAGTTTTGCATATTCGACTGCATCCTCAAATGCTAATTTACCCAATCCGTCTCGATCAATCTTGGAGTTAATCATTATCTGCAGATCACTATACAGTGCGGTGATTGTAACAGCACCTTCCAAATTAATTTTAGATGAATGAATCGTCGTTTCACCTGCTGCCTGGTTAATATAAGATATAAGCGTATTGCCGTTTTCCAGTTCTTTAGAAGCATATATCTTATTACCGTCGGAAGTCGTTATCCACCCGGCAGTATCTATCCGCTGCGTCAGGCTGTCAACTCGAGTTACTTGTGCGGAGATTTGAGTATTGAGTACTTTCAAATCGGCTGTACACTCATCGGAATAGCTTTTCAGTTTGTCTTGTATGGCTTTGTTTGCTCCTTCAACGGCTGTATTGAAACTAGCTAAAGCAGAGTTGAATAAAGCGAACTTATCATCTACATTCTTTTTTTCCTCAACAGTTGTTTGACCGTCTGCAATAGCTATATTGATTGCAGCTATAAGATTATCAATAGCACCGGATATGGATACCTTAGCATTAAGTAAATCTGTTTTAGCAGAGCCTTCCAGATAAGCGTTCACATATAGTTTGCTATATGTAGCTTCAACAGCAGATTTCGTATTTCTGACTATATTTAAGTATTTCTCAATAGCTTTAGCTTCCGCCTCGTCTATAATGCCGTCCGCAAATGCGCCATCTACATAATTATGCAATCCTTCAACTGAATCGGCAGCTTCTTGTGCAGCTTTAGCTGCATCTGCAGCGTCCTCTAAAGCTTGTATCGCTTGTTTCAGTGCATCGTCGGAATATTCCTTTAGTTTATCCTGTATTGCCTTATTTGCTTCTTCAACAGCAGTATTAAAATCAGCATAGGCAGAATTAAAAAGAGTGAATTTACTATCCACGTCTTTCTTTTCTTCTGTTGTCGTGAATCCATCAGAAATTGCAGCATTGATAGCATTAATCAAGTTTTCAATACTTCCCATCAATGTAACCTTAGCATTGAGCAAACCAACCTTTGCAGAGCCGGATAAATAAACATTCGTGTAGAGTTTATTATAAGTTGCTTCGATAGCTTGTTTAGTGTTGTTGATCGTATTGATATACTTTTCAATAGCTTTTGCCTCTGTTTCGTCTATAAGACCGTCAGCGAAGGCTCCATCTACATAGTTATGAAGTCCTTCCACTGAATCGGCAGCATCTTTGGCCGCTTTAGCTGCATCCTTTATTTCCTGATGAGCAGCTTCCCATTCAGACAGATTTTCCAATCCGGAAGAACCTGCTTTTATTTGAATGTTACCGCCTATCTCACTTTTTACCAGATCGAAATATGTATCACCATCCGGCGAAAGGATTCTTTCTGTTGTTACGCGGCCCGGCAGAATTTCAGTAAATCCGTATAACTGAACAAAGCTTCTACTACCTTCATACTCGCTGTTAAGCACTCCAGTGAGTAAATGATAATATCCAGCTATCTGTTCCATTTTAATAGCTGTTTCACTCAAGAGGAATGTTCCGGCTTGATTCTCCTTGCCAACTTTAGCATATAGATAATATTTCTTTTCCGGGTCAATGAGTGCCGGAGAATTGTATTCAGCCATATCCCAGTACTTATATTCGTCTGCCTTATGTGAAGAAGAAAGAGAACTAATGCCGAGTGTTAAATGCTGAAGGATTCCTGCCGGAGCGTTCAGTATTCTTGTGCTGGCATTATAAGTAATATTGTGAGATACCTGAACTGGATTCGTTTTTGAATTGACAAAACGGAATTGCAGGCTTTCATCACCTACAAGCAGTTGCATGGTTGAAACGGTTATTGGATTGACAGAGCCGGAGAAGTTCAGCAGTGCATCTTCAAGCATGGACATCGTTTCCTTTGCATCCCGGAACCGACGCTTAGTAAACTGCAGGGCGTCCTTATGCTTGATATCTACCTCTACTTTGTTCGTCTCAATCTTATTCAGATCACTTGAAACAGATGTACTGACTGGTTCGTTTGACAACTCTATTTCCGGAGAATATGGATTATTAATATAGCGCTTGATTCCGATCATGCGAATAAGAGAACCTTCCGGATGAAATTGCGTATCATAGAAATCAACATACCCTCCGAGTACTATTTTACCGCCTATCTCCAACCAGCGTTTTTTAGCCCAAATGCCGTCCAATGTCCCGGTAAATATGAATGCTTTATCTTCATGTTCATACAGGTATTTTGCTGCTTCCTTGAAAGCTTCCCAGCTCGCACCTGTTTGTGTGCTGTCATTACAGATATAAGCCTTCGGCAATTGCATTCCGAACACTGCGTATGTATCACCAACCTTCGGGCGCCAGACTTCCGGTTCCGGCATTGTTATCCCATCAATTTCTTGCGGAACAATTTCAAATCGACGTGCCTCTTTCTTGTCTTTCGCTTCATGGATATACTTTACTTCGAACTCCTTGCCTGTAAGCATGCCGGTTTGGAAAATGACAGTCATACTTTCTCCAGCTATGAGACAATCTTCGAAATTCAACTCTTCCGGGATGTCTTTATCTACAAAGTCAAAGAAGTTATTCTTCTTGTTCACTTCAATAACAGCACTGACAGTACCGACACGGGAAGGATAAATAGCTGTACAGTCCAGACTATCTTCCTTTGCTGTTGTAAGTTCTTTATCGGCACGCATGACACAAGTTCCATCCGCATCGGTCTTATAGATACGCGCCTTAGTAGAATCGAAGCCCTCTTCATTCTCAAATTTGATTCCATCAAATCGGATAGTCTTATTCTTTGGAAGTAACAGGTACTTAGATCCGTATGTAGAATAATCAATATTGCGATCTGTAGTTTCTACCAAAATTATTTCGGGTGGTATCTCCCCGGATTCGCGACCAACACCGACCTTAAAACCGTGGCCTTTACCATACGACAATTTCAAAGGGTTCTCCTTGTTATACTCAACTTTACGCAGATGGATAGTCTTAATTTGTTTTCCTTCAACCGTTTCTTCAATGATCTGCCATTCTGTTTCATATAGTTCTGCAAGTTGATTGAAAGCATCAAGAATATAGGTGTGATTGTAGTTGATTACTTTTTCCGTTCCTTCAATGCAATCACCGACTTTCCAACCGGTACTCCGACGGTTCAGGTTTTCAACGAGTAGACGTAGGTGTTCATGTGGCTTGGCTGTATATGAGAATTTAATACTTCTGTCAACGGTATGACGTACTTTCCACAGCATAGCATCAGCCTCCCCAGTTTCCAGAATCAGAGTATATTCGAAGTTACGTTCACCGTTCTTCTTGAAATTGCTATCCCTCTTCAAAGAATAACGCTTCCCGTAGAAGTCACACCAGGAGCCAACCGGAATTTCAATATATCCCGGATGCGAAAAATACAAAGTGAGTGTATATTCTCCCATGATAGCTTCATAAGAGTAGCTTTCATCCTTTACTTCAATGTCTATTTCCTTATCACCATTATGCAAAGTTATCATATCACCAGATTTGAATTTATATTATAAAATATAAATACATAAGTGTAATGAACAGAGTGATTCATCTATTCAAAAAGATAGTATTCATTTTATCTATTGCGGGTCATTTTTTACATAAGTTCTCTCGGGACGAACGCCGCATTAAAAGATTTTTCCAATGTGTCAACAAAAAGCCTATCCCAGAACGGATATTATAAGCTACCAGATGGGCTAATGATTCAATGGGGATACGTAACTGGAGCAGCAACTATAAAAACAATTTATTTGAATAGTTCTTTTTTGAATAGCGACTATATTATATCAGGTATAGGAGTTTATTATAATACATCTGAATCTGTTGTAGTACTACCAATTCTTGTATCAAAAACGACATCAAGTTTTAGAATGTGTATGAGATTTTGTGCTGACAGTGGCGGGGGTGGGTATTCGCCGTGGCCGTATTATTGGTTTGCTGTTGGGCGCTGGAAATAATAAATTTATTCAAACACTAAATTTGATATGAATAATTTAAGTAGAAAAATAGTAGTTATAATCATAGGGCTTTTCTTGCAAAGTTCTCTCGGGACTACGTATGCTTTAGCTGATCTATCGAACGCAATAAGCGTAAACCTATCCTTGAACGGTTATGCAAAATTTAATAATGGATTACTTGTACAATGGGGCAGAGTTGGAGGTTCATCTACAGCTTCGTATAGTGTGACTATGCCTACATCTTTTTATAATACTGAATATAAAATATTTGCAACTGTATATAAGCCTAGTAGTGACTCCGCCGTATATTCATCATCTCCTTTGGCAATAAATAAAACAGTTAGTAGATTTTATTTGAATAGAAATTATGCAAGTGGGGGTACTACTGGATTATCACAAGAATCATGGGACTGGTTTGCGATCGGTCGCTGGAAATAACTAAAAAACAAATATTATGAAGTATTGGAAAAATGGATTCTACGATGAACCGGTAGACGGTTCAGTAGAAATAACGGATGAGCATTACAATCAGCTATTAGATGGGCAGTCTAACGGTTTACTGATAGTTGAAAGTAAGAATGGATACCCGATTTTGGTAGAATATGAGTACGACATCGAAGAAGTACGAAAAATGAAAATATCTGAAATACAGATATTTGATAAGTCTGCAAATGTCAATTCTTTTGATTTATTGGGTAAAAGCATGTGGTTAGATAAAAGTACACGTGTTGGATTATTTAACTCAATTTCGATTGAAAAAAATGCTGGTAAATCAGATACCGTGTTGTGGTATGATGCTATAAAGTATATCATTCCAATTTCTGACGCTTTAGCTATGTTGAATGCCTTAGAACTGTATGCACTCAACTGCTACAATGTGACACAATCGCACATCTCAGCAGTCAAAGCATTGCAGACTATTGAGGAAATCGAAAACTATGATTATACGGTCGGTTATCCGGTGAAACTTAGCTTTCCCGGGTAACCAGTCTTGAAATTGTATGCTTCAATTTCTTCTTTTGTGTATAGCTGATTGATAGAGTTTATATGCCTTTGTGTCGTATCATAGCACGCAAGGGCATATAACTCTATCTGTTGTAACATATAAATAGCCTTTTCGACAGGCAAAACAAACAGAGTATCACCCAGCCAGATATTTGTTTCAGATCGTCCGGATGCCTTTTCGATTGCAATAGAGTTCATAAGACCTACGCGAGTAGCTTTATTCCACCATCCATGCGTATTATCTATACAGAACTGATTCACCATGTCAGAGGAATCATATAGACTTAATTCATTGAGCTTGTGTGCTCTAATCTCTTCAATAGAGGGTTCATATATAGCTAAGATCGGATATCCCTTTTGGCTTTCAGCTATGAGTAGCCCGGCCGATTGTCCTACCAATAACTCCTGATAATGCTCTTCTGTAATTTCTACCGAACCATCTATAGGTTCATCGTAGAATCCTTGTTTCCAATACTTCATGATATTTGTTTTTAAATTATTTCCAGCGACCGATCGCAAACCATGTAAAATTCCAGCCAGTCCAAACGATAGCCGGAGTTGAATTTATTCCGCGAGTGAGAACTTTACAATATGATGTATATTTACCATTAAGGTCATACCCCGGAGCATATATAAAAGATTCACTTGTATTATTTACTGCTCCAGTGAAATAAATGTTATAATCAGTATTATAAAAAGTGGTAGGAAAATATAGACTAATTGCTCCCCCCGTTGCTCCAGCTCTTGTTCCCCATTGCATTAATAAGCCATTACTATATTTGACATATCCGTTTTGTCCTAAACTTTGACTATTTACTTGAATTGCATTAGTTCCGAGAGAACTTAGTAGCGTTTTTTCGTCTTGGGTCATAAACTTTCTTGACGTGCTTTCTTCAATCATTGATGCAGGATGAGAAGCCGGATGAGAGTAATTATTAGCTCCTGCCGCTATTCCGTCCAGTTTTTCCCGTTCCTCGTCCGTCATAAACCTGTGTGTGGCATCTTCATTTATTTCTGACGCTGCATGCTTATGCGAAGCAGGTGCATAATTACCAACCGGTTGATATACTCCTGAATGGTTATGGTTTCCTGCCGCTTTTCCATTCCAATTTGTTTTATCAGAATCTGTTACAAATCGGTGTGTAGCATCCTCGGTCACATCTGTTGCTGTATGCTTATGTGAAGACAGTGCATAATTACCTTTAGGTTGATATGCTGAATCGTGGTTATGATTACCTGCAGCTTTACTGTTCCAGGTCTCTTTTTCCGTGTCAGTAACAAAGCGGTGAGTACCATCAGGAGTTATATCCGTTGCTCCGTGTTTATGCGAACTCGCTGCATAACTTCCTGCTGGCTGATAGACCCCTGTATGAGTATGATTCGACGGAGACGCACCAACTTCGGAAGCTGTATAGGATGGTTTACTTGCAGCCTTCGCCCATGCAGGTACATCGCTTGCCGGCATCGAAGTTGGAAAATCACTTATTTCAGACTTCTTGTGAGTATGCGCTTTCGGTACACGTGTGTCACTTAACCGGGCATCATTTCCCTCGCATACGGTTCCTTCTGCACTACCAAAATTCTTATTAAAGGCAGAGTTTTTAGTGAATGCAGGTTCGTATGTACCTGCATGATTGTGATTAGATGGAGATGCACCTACTTCGCTTGCTGTATAACTAGGTTTACTTGCAGCTTTCGCCCATGCAGGTACATCGCTTGCCGGCATGGAGGTTGGGAAGTCGCTGATATCCGCTTTCTTATGCGTGTGAGCTAACGGAGTTCTTGCATTGCTTAACCGGGCGTCGTTACCCTCGCATATAGTCCCGGCAGTCGTACCGAAATTCTTGTTAAAGGCGGTAAGTTTAGTGATTATCAGTTCATATCTGCTATCATGGTTGTGTGTATCCAGAGCTGCTTTCAATGCCTTTCCCTGTTCGGCAGAAAGCACTTTATTAGTCCCTCCACTTGTCAGATTATTAACAATATCAGCTATATTGAGCTTCTTTCCTAACTCTGTTGCCATTGTAGCCGCAAAGTTCGGATCATTGTTCAGGGCGTTCGCTAACTCAATCAGTGTATCGAGAGCATCCGGTGCTCCGGCAACGAGTGCATCAACTGCAGCTTTCACTTTTGCGTCAACTCCTGAAACCGCATTGTTAGCCGCCAATGCAGCAGCGTTCGCATCGTCAGTGGCTTTCTTTGCTAACCCTGTTTGTATAACAGATGCATCCTTGGCTGTATTTGCTTCATCTGTCGCTTTCTTCGCTAAGGCGGTTTGAGCTTCTGATTCAGCTTTGGCAGCATTGGCCCCTGCAGCCGCAGTATTAGCCGCATCTTTAGCTGCATTAACACTACCAGCCGCAGTATTAGCCGCATCTGTAGCTTTCTTTGCAAGAGCCGTCTGCTCAACAGATGCATTCTTAGCTGCATTCGCATCATCTGTTAATTGCTTGACAAGAGCAATCTGTCCGGTGGCTTCTTCTGTTGCTTGCGTCATTTCCTGCACAATACCGGCATACTCTGACTTGCGTTGAGACTCTGCTTCGACACGCTCCGTTTCGGCATTTACACGCTTAGTCTCATTTGATCCGCGAGTACCTTCAGCGGTTTTACGCTCATCTTCATTCTGCTTTCTCTTATTTTCTTCTGACGAACGAGAAGTTTCAGACGTAGCGCGGGAAGTTTCAGCAGCCTTTCTCTTGTTTTCTTCTGATACCCGGCCTGTCTCCGCTGACTTGCGGGCTGCTTCGGCAGATACACGTTCGGATTCGACGGTAACACGGTTAGATTCGGCAGCCACACGCGAGGTTTCATTTGTTTCTCTTGTCGCTTCATCTGTTTTCCGCTTATCCTCGGCAGAAACACGGGTAGATTCAGCGGTAGAACGACCTGTTTCAGCGGTTTTCCGTTTATCTTCTTCCTTCACACGTTCCGATTCAGCAGAAGAACGACCTGTTTCAGCGGTCTTACGTGCATCTTCATTGCTTTTACGTGTTTGTTCATCCGAGACACGTTTATTTTCTGTATCAACACGTCCGGATTCAGCAATTACCCGTTTACCTTCAGCAGTTACGCGGGCCGCTTCTTCCGACTTACGCGCATCTTCATTTTGCTTTCTTATATTCTCGGCAGAGGAACGTCCGGTTTCAGCCGTAACGCGTTCTGTTTCGGAAGTCTTTCTTTTATCTTCTTCGGACACACGGGAAGTTTCGGCAGATTTACGTGCTGATTCGGAAGCTACTCTCTCGGCTTCTGCTGTTCCTCTTCCTGTTTCGGAATCTTTTCTAACCTGCTCGTTAGCTTCTCGTGTACCTTCAGCGGTAGCACGTTTCTTTTCTGCATTATCCCGTGCAGTTTCCGCAGTAGATCGTCCTGTTTCAGCGGTCTTACGTGCATTCTCATTAGTGATACGCACTGATTCAGCAGCTTCCCGGGCTTGCTCTTCACGGGAACGATTCGTTTCGGCTGTCTGCCTGGATTGTTCGGAAGCATTACGACGGGATTCGGCTGTTTCACGGGCTGATTCATTGCTTTCAACAGTTGCTTCTAATTGCCGCATATCGGTAGTAGCTGTTTTTGCATCACTCGTAGCCTTGAGCATATTATCCAAGGCAGTTTGAATCTTCTCTAAACCAAATTTAAGGCTAGTCTTAACTCCGTTGATTACTCGGTAGCCGATAGTGAAGAAGCCTTTCATGTCGCTGGCTTCGTTCAGTTCTGATATTTTTTTCTTCTTTAATGGCATAGCAAATCAATTTAAATCTATATAAAACTCTCCGTCCTCTGTTATGATAAATTCGCCCGCTTCGGATGAAAGCAAGAACTCCGTTTCTCCGATCCGGAAGCTGGTAAATACGAGTTTCAAAGTGAACTCCCACCATACACCGTTATTTAGCATGAAATCATTCGTCTGACAACTCTTATAATAGCAGGGATAGCTTTCACTCCATTCATCACAATAAAATATACGTTCCGCATCGGAATACTCATATCCTTCATCATCTGTCTTAGCGGATAGCCGTGTTAAATCATAGAGTAGGGCATCGCGATTACGCCAGAATGCTTCAATTGTCCCGGTCCGCATCAGGCATTTGAGAGATACTTCTTTGGTTTGGAATTTCACAACTTCACCATCGTAGATTGCCCCGTCTTGACGCTTGAAATTCTGTAATAGGTTCTTTTTTACCGTCGGAGCCTTTAGTATTTCAGCATTGCTACCTTGCAATACGACTACGCCATAATCGGATAAGTCTTTGTCATCAATCTCGTAACCTTTAGGCATTGGAAGCTCATTTACGGGCTCATGGTATTCGTAATCGACTTCTCGGGGGAAGTCGTTACTAAAAATAAATTTAGCAACTTCAAGGCCCGGATTAATAACATAGCTGCTTTGGGAAGACAGACGTAGATTATAAGTCCTATCGATTAAGGGAAAGTAAAATTCATGATAGCTCAAGTCAGAAAGTATATCAATCAGTCCACCAATACCCAAACTGCCTATATATGCAAACTCAATGCTTACTTCAGCCGTATCCAATGTAGGACTAGAAAGATCAAATTCCTGTCCGTCTTCTTCCGGCCAATCATTCTTGTCCGGTTCCTTCATGGTTGGAAATACTACCAGGTTATTATAACTTCCCTTTGTAATACATATGCCCAAACTGATATAAGCATCTATTCTGTCTATTAGTAATTGCCCTTTCATCGCTTAAGTGTTATACCTTTAGTGTTTAACGTGTCTATTCCCAGCTTTACAGCGTACATGAACTCTCTTATTTCCACAAGGTTAGATGTGTAATTGGAGATATCCGATAAATGGGAAACAATAGTATCATTACACCGAAGCATTTCAGCTATATTCTTATCCATATTTATGAGATATGACAGTTTCTCTGCTATTTTCTCTGTTCCTGAATTAATACTCTTAACTTCCTCATTTATAGAATAGGTATGCGAAGTCACTACAGCAAAGCTTCCATCTAGTTTGTTGGCTGAATCTTGCGACATTGAAGCAAATCCTTTCTTTGATGCCTCACGCTCATCGTCGTTATCATTCCAGCCGAACATTTCTGCCATTGCATCTCGTTTTGCTTTCATTTCATTAGAGAGCTGTTGCCCTTCTGCCTTCAGTGCATTATACTCATCTTCAGTCATACCGTCATCCATAGCATCGTTAAGTTTTTCTCTCCAAGCCATTAAGCTGTCCATGAATTCTTCTTTAAGCATAGAATTTACGATAGCATTCTTCATGTATTCTTCGAAATTGTCGGCGAAATCAGCACTATCAGCATCCATGTCTGTTAGTAGATCTTGAAAGTCAGAACGAAGAGAAGCATAATCAATAAGAGTTGTATCAGCAATTTGTTGTTCCAATACCTCTGCAACCTGTCCGACACCATTTGCGATTTTATCGGCAAATTTCTGCGTGTCTGAATCTAGTTGAGACCAAAATATGCCGGCGTCCGATTGTAACTTAACAAGTTGTTCATCCGTTAAATCGAACAAACCAGTCATACGACCACCCATCTTCTTTTTGAACTCGTCAACAGACATTCCTAATGCTTTTGCAGCCTGTTTCCACCCTTCACCGGACATATCATCTACTTCATCATAACCCTTTGAATGTGACTTTCCAGAAGCACCAGAATTTAGATACTGCCGACCTAATACTTTTGCATTCTCACTTTGCAATTTAATATTAGCAATAGCAGCTTCGTAAACAGCGTTTGCAGTATCTCCAGTAAGAGTTTCTGCTAGTTCTAACTGCTTCTCAATTACCCGATCAAGAATGTTGATGTAGGATTCATATGTTTCTTTTGCCTTTTCATATTTCTCGGTCGTATCATCCTTAGTGAACATATTGAAAATCTTCGTCGCTACCTGTATTACTGCACTAATAACAGCAAGAATAACAGATGCCTTCTCAACTGTACTGATAGCGTTAGCCGATGTATCTGCTGCCATTTCAACACCACTCATAGCAGTTAATGCAAAGGTCCCTATTTCACCAATCAATGAGATAATTTCACCAGCCGGTCCACCAATTGATTTTCCAACATCAGTTAATGCGTCTGATAATTCATCTAACTGTGCTTTTACATCTTTCTCTGCTTTCTTTACCTTAGCATCCTTCTGTACCACCTTATCTTTCGCCTCATTGTATCTCGAAGTCTTTTCTTTTACTTTATCCAAAGCCTGTGCCTCGGTCAGATAAGCTTTTGTGGAATCAATCTTACCAGTCTTTTCGTTGAATTTTGAGGACTTGACACCATTTTCAATTTTAGCACCACCTTTTACAGCTTCTTGAGTCTGTTTAGCATTTTCTAATTCAATTTGCGCATTAGCTAACTCTTCCTCTGCTTCTGCTAGTTCTTTCTTCTTGTCAGATAATGATTGAAACGGGTTACGTGAATCCAATTCATCCATAATTGATTGAATAGTACTAGTATATTCGCGAAGCTGGTCCGGAGAAAGAACTTTGGCAGCCGTACTCTTTGCATTCTCTAATTGAGTCAGCAGAGAATTAAGAGTTTCAGAAGACGTTTCTTTCAGATTTTCAAATGCACGAACATACTCCGGAGACTCTTTCAACTTATCGTAATCCAGGCCCATCAATTCCATTCCCTTGTTTTTTGTCGCCTGGGCTATGGAACGATCAATCTGTTCTACTTGATCTGTATCTCCATTCTTTACAGCTTGTTTTCGTTGTTCCTGCAGGGTAGCAATATCTTCATTGAACTTTTTCTCAATTGCGAGACGTTGATCTGTATAATCCTGATACTGATTCAACAGTTCGGATAAGTCATCTCCACGATTATATTTAGTATTTGTAACTTCCTTTTTTTCATTAGCAACTTTATCAAATGCATCAAACTGTTTCTTTACTGGCTCTGATTTGACATATGCTGATGCATTGAAGGTTTTCTTTTTATTTTGTGGATTAGCTTCGAAAGCTGAACGAGCTTTTTCAATTTCTTGTAATTTCTTATCCTCTGCTTCACGCTCGATAGCCTGTAACTCTAGATTATGATTGAGTTTCCTTTGTCTAAGGACCTTTTCGCTACTCTCTTTGAGCTTGTTGATTTCAAGTTGTTCGAGTTCATTTGCAGAGTCCTCTTTCATACGCTGCTGCTCTCTATTCTGCTTATCTAGCAGGAGTTTATACTTCTCCTGTTCTTCACGGAGCTTGTGAGCTTGGTCGTCCTGCTTGGAAGATGAATCATAGACTTTTAATTCTTTTTCAGCTTCCTTCAGCTTCTTGATATTTTCTTTGTAGGAAGTAATAACGGCAGAATCTATCCCTTTGAACTTTCCAGCATCCATTTGCTTCTTTTGTGCTGAAGCGATTGATTCCAATGCTTTCGTAGCATCATCTTTTTGTTTTGTCCAAAAGGCTTTATTTTGAATGGCTGCTTTTTCTTCTTCTTTCTTTTGTTCTTCCTTTGCTTTCTTCTGAATTTCATTTATTTTCTCTACTTCTTCTTTTGCAAGACGGGCAGGCTCTGCAGCTTCATTCTTCTTTTTGGCTAATCGTCCAATTTTTATACTTAATCCGGGATCCTCAATACCATCTTTTCTGTTTTTTTCAGCTTCATCGATAGCCTTTTGCCATTCAGCGGTAGCTGCATCAAGTTCTTCTTGCTTCATAACAGCTCTAACCTTAATCCCCATAACATATTGCTCATTTTTATCTTTGTTGAGTAGTTTTAAAATATCATGGAGTTCCATTGTTTTAATCTTCTCCAAATCAAGATTTTTTAAAACATTTGGCATTATAGATTGAAGTTGTTTGTATGCACTTAATTTATCAAATTGACTGGATGTTTCGTCTCTTATAATATTAACAAGGCTTTCTGCCTTATTTCTCAATTCATCAAAATGTTTTTTTTGAGTCTCCATAGCAGCATTATGCTTTCTCATAGCTCTTTCGGAGTCTGATTCTGCTGTAGCACATTTATAAATTGCATAGCCAAGTCCAGCAAAAGCAGCTGCAGCTAATACATAAGGATTAGTTAACATTGCAGCAGCATTTTTTAGTTGTGCAATAGTTTGAGCTTTGAGAGCTTTTGTCAATAAGATTCGAGAAGATGTATTCTTTGCAATCATTGTTGCCTCAATAGCATACAAGCCTTTCTTTAGGACTAAATCTGCGGCCTCAATAGCACGCTGTCGATTTACAATTGCTGTTACCGTTGCATATACTTGCTTAGCAGTACTTACAGCAAGAATACTGCCTTTGTATCCTGCAAGGGCAGTCGTAACAACAACTATTAATGCTCCTATTTCTTTCAATGCTTCTTGAGCGCTTCCGTCAGCAAAGGCTTCATTCATAGATTGCGCCGCACTGGATATCTCTTTCAAAATTTCCTGTCCTAACGGGCGAAGGGCTGCTGTTATATTATTACTAAGAAGCTTCATTTGATTCTCGGTTGATGAAGACATTTCTTTGAAAGCAGCTTCTGCTGCACCTGTTGCATTTTTCATTTGATCCAGATCGGACGCAGCACCTACTGCATTCTGTCCGGTTATCATTAGGGCGGCTTGTAAAGCTTCGTCAGTACCTAATAACTCTTTCATTTTTGTGGTACTTCCATTTGCTTCGTTATAGATGAGCTGTAATGCTTCTTGGAAAGAACGTCCGGAAAAGGCTGCATCACCTAAATGGTTAGCCGTTCCCATAATTGCCGCACGTATTTTAGTCATAGCTTCGGCTGTTGGAACTCCTTGTTTAGTTATTGATACGACAGCTGCTAGCACGTCTTCGATATCAATGCCAAAGGACGAGGCAATAGGAGCAGCTTGAGCAATACTCTTTCCAAGTTCTCCCATTGTAGTCTTACCAAGCTTGGCTGTGGTAAATAACATATCAGAAACAGATTCTGCTTCGGAAGCTCCTTTTTTATACGCATTAAGAATTGTAGTGATAGCATCTGCCGAAGTAGCCGTTTCTGTAACGCCACCGATAGCAGCCTTAGCTGATACTTTTAGAATATTCATAGCATCCGCTCCATCATGTCCTGCAGATACAATCTGATATAGTGCTTTAGCTGATTCTACGGCTCCGACTGGAACCTCTCTAGTCATATCGATAACACTATTCATGAAATCGGTAAGACTGCCTTTTATTCCGCTTGAAAGTGTTGCAACTTCTTTCATGCTTTGCTGGAACTGCTTTTCGAAGTTATATGCTTCTTTGGCTGCTTGAGTAAAAGCGATCCCCGCACTAATGCCAATCCCTCCGAATACATCAAAAGCGGTAATTTCACCGGCCATTGCCTTTATGATTCCCATCGCTTCTTGACGCCCGGAATATAGCCCTGAATTATCTATACCTGTAGCGAAATATAACGCACCATCTTTATTCTGAATACCCATATAGCATTTATTCTTAAAATATAAAGAGGAGGTAAAATTTGGCTATTTCGAGAAGAATGAGCATCTTTGCAGTGTTCTAAGACCAAGGAACGAATTTTTTACTTTACTCTAGGGAGTTGACAAGCCTACTATATCACAATATAGGCTATCAATTCCCTTTGCTACATAATCCCTAGTGTGAATGAAAGATTATGTTCCTTGGTCGGAAAGAATAGGGGAGAGATAGCCTTTTTCTATAATATAAATTACTATTCATTAGCGCCATGACCAAGGAAAATGAGAACGTATCTGTAGCGAATAAAAGGAACTACACAGAAGAAGAAATCAATGCTGCTTACAAGAAGGGCAAGGATGAAGGAAGAATTGAAGGGATGCTCGCTTATCAGAAAAGATTGATTGAGAATCTACAGCGGGATAATTCATCTCTCAATCAGAAGCTTCAGGAGATTAAAAAATAATCCCCCATATCTTCACAGATACAAGGGACTAGAAAACATACTCTAAACCAATTTAATAAAAAAACAGTTAACCTAATATATAAACACAATGGCAAATTACCTTATCGTTTGACCTTTCCAGCAATATCGTTATATTTCTTTATCCTGACTGTCTTACTAGGGTCATCAAAAGACGGAAGTTCTACCCACTCATAATCTCGTCCTTCAACATTTCCGTCTTCGTCAGTCATCTTATTACGCTGTCTCATCACAAATGAGTACTCCTGAAGTAATATCTCTATTAATCCATAGCTACTATCCAACGTTTGATTAAACGTTAATCCTAGAGCTTCCTTTGCAATAACTAAGAATCTGCTTTGGTTATATCCTTCCAGCTTTGCAGATTCTTCCGAGCGGCTATTATCTCCGTCTCTCGTAGCGGGCTCACGTTCCGAAGCATCGTGATAGAGGTACAAAAAGGGTGATACCCTATGCGATATATGATTGCATTGAATAATATGCGTATATCCTCCCATGTCGTATTGTCAATGAGGGCGTTTTTAAACCATGCCGGCGGATCACTTGGCTTGTTATGAATGCCCAGGCAAACGACATCGAGAAGTAGTCCTCCATATTTATTCATCAATTCTGGAAAATCAGCATTCAGCTCACCATCTTTAACAATCATTTTATCAATATCTTCTTTTTCAATTTCAAGGAGAAGTGGACGAATTCTAAACCATGTCCGGACAGTGATAGGCTTTATTACAATACAATCACCGGGATCCTTTCCTTTCGGAATAGAATCTCGGTTAGTAAAATCAAATGGAATCTTGACAGGCTGCTCCGTTACGGATTCCGATTCTTGCTGAAATAAGTTCTTTATACTCATAATTTCCTCAAGGAGCCTAGCCCATTGTACTTCCAGGCAATACATTCAGTTATTCGCGACTAACTTTCAATACTTTCGGCTCCATTCTTCAATAGTTTGCTCCTGCAGGCGGATTCGAACCGCCGGTATCTACATAACCAATGTAGCGCTTTTACCAACTAAGCTATACAGGAATCCAATTAGTTATTTCTTAGCTGCACTTGGGGCAGCTTCTCCGCCCTTGATATTCGCTGCATTTGCGGGAGCTTCTCCACCTTCAAGAATGCTAACTACTTCGCGCATGAAAGCGGTCTGTCTCTTACCTTCTGCAGTAATAGCAGACTGCATATATACACGAACAAGTAACAACTCTGCCTGCTCTGATCCCGGGGCCTGTGAAATCTTTGAGGCAATTTTACCATTGACGATGGTATAAACCACTTTCTTTCCGTCTTTAGGCAATGTCTCGCACTGAAACGTTTTTGAAATAGAGGGAGTGTTAATAGGCTTTTTCCAAATGTTTTTTCCTCCTGTTGTATCTACTTCACCGCCTGCCAGTTCTTTAAGGACTTCATTGGATGGAGTAGGGATGGAGAACTCAACATAATCTGTCGTATCTTTCACCAGCTCAACATAAAGGGGTTCTTCACTACCTTCTACTTCAATCTTCACTTCCTTGGGATCTGCAAAGTTAAATGCAACACTTCCTTTTGTCGGAAGAGGAAAATCTTTGAGGTCCGCTCCTGGAACACCGTCACCGACTGTTCCGAATTTAATTTTACCTACGCCCATAGCGATAGGTCTTACTTCTCCTGCCATAATTATTGATCTATTAAAATTTCTAATCTAATATTTGTACAAGCAAAGCCCTCTTTCAAGTCCGGCATTGGAACACTCCAGAGAACTGTCACTTCTTTACATGTACCGTCATTGCTATTGATTGAATCAAGCGATTTCCTAACCTTACGCCTAAGTTCCTTCATGCGCTGACGTCGGGGCATGCCGTTTTCATTCAAAGGGACAAAGATATTGACGTTAACAGGCACTTTATTAATGAAGTCGAGCTCATTCAATTGCAGGTGATTGATAACGATATGTTCATTAGTAACACCCGATTCCGATGCATCCTTGTAAATCATAACATTAGTTTTTGCAGTAATCACAGTATCGTAGACTATATCTACAGCGTCGAATTCATCCATAATCAAATCTTTCTAAAAACAGATTTCAATGTATCTCTTAGATATTTCTCACATTGCGTATTAGCCCCTGAAACGACTTCATATCCTTTAGCTTCCACGGCAGCCGCATATTCCATTCCTGCAACACCTACCAATACATAACCACCAGTATACGACAGTGAGACTTCTTCTGCAAGCCTACGACCTTTATACTTACCGGTTGTCTTATCAGTTCCTTTGTCGCCCTCCTTAAAGTTTTCTGTAACCACTTCGCCATCTTTGGCTATTATATATCCAATAGAGCTTCTAAGGTTACCTGTTTGGTCTTTATATGAACCACTCCGACGAGCCACTTCGATAAACTTTTCACCTCCAGCTTGCAGGAAAACAAGCATCTTATCTTCTGCCTTACTTTGAAAATGGTCGAACCAGCGTTCCATTTCATCAAAGGTGAATAGGGGAGTCATGCCGTTTTTCATACGTTGATAATTGAATGTGATTGATAAGGTTCCCAACAGATAATCGGTACGTCAATACCTTTGGAAGCGATTTTCAAACGCAAAAACTTACTACCTGATTGAGGCTGAATTTTGGTATAGAAATAACCATGCACTTGCGCTTCATCACCAGCCGAATTACGTTTATAGACAACAGTACCATCACTTACAGGATCATAACGTCCAGGAACGGATATTTCAATCGGTTTCCCCGGAACCCATTCACCGTTTACTGTCTTTCCGTTAACGTCGATAGTGACTATCGCTGTATGTGGATATCGTTTTACCATCTGTTACCAGCCCTTCCTTTGATAATGATTCGTTTGCCAAGTTTAGCCGCCTTCTCCGGTTCCCCGTTCTCTATATACAGTTGCTTTGCAGTCTGAATATAAAAAGAACGAGGATGAGTGATAGAAAGCTTGTTTTCACTGAAATCCGGTGAGTTTACCATCATGGCATAAGTATCAGCGACACAAAGACCGACTTGCTTCATGCTTTCAGCAGTACATTCTGCTTCGGAGTTGATACCCCGCTTAACGAAGACTACCTTATCCAAGAAGCCTTCCATATCCTCAATGGAGGGATATTCCAGTATTGTTTCTCTGATTGTTGCCATAATAGATGATTAATAACCCTCTTCGTCTGTTTTTTCAGTATCTTCACCTTCCGTCCATGCCTGGCCATCAGTTTTCATGATGTACATTGCATCAGGGTCATTGATTACTGGAATTGCGTTAGCTTCCGCTTTAGTCCACTCTTTGAACGGTTCCAGTTCAGACCACTTGCTGATAAAAACAAAGTCTTTTTTCAGCGTGGAAGCTTTCTTCTTGTACTCGACAGAGTGTTCTGCTGCAATAGGTCCATGCTGAACGTCGCCACACTGCAAATCTTCCAAGAAACAAATATTGGCAGCTTCCCATGGATTTACTGTAGTACGTTGATGAGCGGCATTCTCAATACGAACGGATGGACTTACAAGAACGATCTGAACACCTTCCGTATTCTCTTGGGCAGCAAGATACTCATTGATAACTTTCTTGGAGATAGTCAGCTTTTCTTTCTGATTAATCCAGCCCCTAACCTTTTCGATAACAGCCTTCTGTTTTTTCAATAGAGCAAATCTATCTTTGCGCATCACTACATATTTGATAGTAACACCTTCGGCAGAAGCGGCAACTACGGTATCTTCAATATCCTGCAAGCCGTCGGCCGTTGTAGACTTAGACCAATCCACAGCAGCAACTTTCTTGTTTTCATTAGGCATACCACAGCCTACAAATTCTTCGGTAACAATACCATTGTTATTGCTTGAATTGAGAATGAATCCACCTTTGGACATCAACTGCATACACCACCATTCAAAACGACCGCGAACAGCATTATATACAAAATCCTGATCTTTGAACGCAAGGTCAAGAATAGATTTCAAATCCGAATCACCTTCACAATCCCTGCTAAGTTGCTGGTATTCATTCCAATCACTTTCGTTCATACCGCGTTTTACAGCAGTCTTAGGAATATCACCTGACATCTTACCGATAACTTCACGTTTCTTTTGAGGTGCGGAAGAATCGAATGAAATAACGTCAGCGATAACCGGTGCACCTTTCTCACCTGTAAGAGTCTCCCATTTCAGAGAGTTCTTCTGCTTTACACCGAAGAAATTAGGGAAAAACACCGGCTTAACCTTACGCGAGTTAAGGCGGGCACCCATATTCTTACGGTTCACTTGTTTAATTAAACTTCTTTCCATATATAGTTATGAATTAATGGATTACACAAAACGGATAAAATGAAGCAACGCTTTAATAGCATCATCAACAGGGTAGGGCATTACTGCTTCATTAACAGTACCACGCACCAAGAGACCTGACTGCTGGTTAGCTACGGTCACATCAACCTTGTTCATGGTGATAACCTCCGGGGTATACTTGAACTTTGCAGCTTTGGCAGCAGCTTTAGCAGTTACAAGTACTAACACATCATCTACTTTCACAGCCCCAATCGGACCAGCAAGAGTTATTGTGTCATAGGCCGGGGCGGTCTTGTCGATTGCGGAGATTACATCGGAAGCTCCAGTTAAAGCACCGCCGATTGTAACCGCTTCCCCAACTTTAAACACATGATTCTTTGCTACCTGAATAGCTACCGCATCGGCAGCAGCTACAGCCGTAACTCTTCCAGTCTTAACAATATGATAAAGACCGTTAGTGTCCTTACCCACCATAACAAGCGGAGGAAGTTCATCAATGATTCCCTTCAGTTCCGCACGGGCAATAGTTCCACCGCCCTGAATGTCCTCGATAATCTTTTCGATTCCGGGGGCATACTGAAATTCACTTTGCTTTTTTCTGAACATAGCTTTTAATTATTAATTATTATTCTTCAAGTCCAAGGCTGGCAGTCCCGTTATTAGCACCTTCCTCGTCCTCCATTAGTTCCAGCCATTCTTTTTCTGAACGTTCTTTGGGCTTGTAGGAATTAGGCTTGTAGCCACCGCCGGCGACCTCATCATCTATTACCGACTGCCTGATTTCAGCGTATTCTTCTTGCAACCCTTTAATCTGCTCTTCGATAGAAGTTTCAGAATTGACATCAATACGATTGAACCATTTATCAGGAAGCTTCGCTTCTGCAAACAGTGTTCTGGCGGACGCCTGTTTTGTAGAAGTTGTTAGTGTTGAAGCGACAGTCGAAACAGATGCGGTCAACTCGGAAATTTGCTTCTGTTGAGCTTTCAACAACTTAACAACAGAAGCAGGCAAACCTTCGAAATCTTCGTCCTCGTCTTCGTCCTCATCATCTTCTTCGGATTTTGCCGTTTTCTTTGTCTTTTTAACCGGTTTGATAGGTTTACCGTCCTTCAGACCATTATTCTTCTCGTACTCAGCGATAGCATCCTTTCTCGCTTTTTCTACTGCTGATGTATCTTCAAGGTCAGGAAGAATATTGTCCTTGAACAAGGCGACATAAGTGTCGATATCTTCTTCCTTTTCGATTTTGAATAGTTTCTGCACCTTAGCAGCGTACTTTTCGTTTACACCTGCGGCTTTCAAGCCCTTTTTAATTGCATCAATGATTGTCATAACGATTTTCTATTAAAATATAAGCCAATATAATTTTTCCATAAAATACTCACTTCTGAGAATTTGTTTGTTATTAAAAAAAATCGTATATTTGTCTCGGTGTTCACCCGAAAGGGCTTACACCCCACCTCAGGCAGATTTGATCATATCAGGTCTGCCTGTTGTATTTTAAAGTCATTCTGTATGATCTCATCTCTATGATAAGTCTTATCTTTATTACCTCTTACAATTGTCACACTTTTTATTTTACTTCTTTTTACACGGCTGTGAATAGCTGTACTGAGTTCGTTCAATGAGATATCCGATTCTATCCACAATACCACGTTATCTGCTTGTCTTGCAGCAGAACGTAGCAGATTATCTATTGAGCTTTTTGTAGCCGTCATATTCATTTTATATTCTTGTGCCACATTTAATGTCTTATTGAATGAGTCCGCGGATTTTTTATTATCAGGGTTTGCTATCAAAGCAATCTCATACCCATATTTATTCGCTAAATAGGATGCCACTTTTAAATTTTCTTCCTTCTCATTTTTACCATGAAGTGAACTGATTCGAACATTCCCATTATTAGTAGGATAAATATCAAATGTCTCATTTTTAGGTTTTACAACATTCTCTTGTTTTTCAGTTTTTTGTCTTACATGTCCCTCCTTTTCTTCTGATGTCTCATTTTCTAAAAAGTTATCCTTATACCAGAAAGTGGATTGTAGCTCGTTTTTATTCTTGGCAACAAAATCCTTTGCCGCTTGGGGAATATCCGTAATAGTCTGACCTTGCGGAACCGTATCATTCAGCAAGAAATCAGCAAAATCTTCCGGCTCCATGGTGATAGGAGTGGCAAAGCAGATACAAAAAGGATGAAAGCCTGTAAACTTGAACGTTTTCGGATATCTGCCGACCATTGCATCACATATCCTACATGGGCCACGGTTATTGCTAGAACGATGTATTTCGATACCTAGTATAAAATTCTGTTTACTCCAACGTTCATAGTCTGCACTTCGATAAGCAATGTTCGTAGTTGTTGCAGATGTCCGGAGAGCATTTTTATATGCTGAACGATAAACACCTTGTCCTGGATGATAATTCTTCATTGGTTGTGATAATACCAATTCACCTTTCTCATTCCGGATCCTGCGAAAGCGTTTTTGGGGATTTTGCAAAATTTGCCGTATATCGCTACTGATTCCGTTTGCATTACGTCCGGCAACTACGCCACTATCAAGATAGAATTCGAGTTGCGATTTCGTTTGTTGCGTAATGTTCCAAACTCTATCAGATAACTTGAATCCGTTAGCATCTATATCGTTCTTTAGCGCTTCAAATGCAGATAAGCTATGAGCGAACATACCATCTTTCGTTGCACTGGAAATAGACATTCCCTTGATGAACTGGGAAATAAAATCATCATTCTTTCTTTCTGCTCGTTCCCAACCGTCCTTTTGAAATGCAGAGATATTAGCATATAGCATTGATTCAAGATTCAGCAGTTCTCGGTCAACTGCACTCTCTATTCTCTGATTATGTATCCATACGTTATTTTTCCCCGCATCAGACCATTTATGGAGATACGGGGAAACAGAAAGAATAAATTGATTAAAGATATTAGCTATTACGGCCTGCTGTGCAGCAATTTTCTGTATATGTTGTTTATCGTAGAAAGAAAGTCCGGGCATAGATTATAAAGTTGCTCCAATAAATGAATTATTCTGTGCAGTCTCTTTTTCGTCTTGCTTCTTACGATTCAATTCTGTTTCCACATCGTCAGTGTATGGTGAATTCTTTATAATCGTTTCCTTGCTATTGAATTGAGAAGCAGTTTCAAGGTTCTTGAGTTCTTCAGCTAGATCTTGTGGAAGAATGCTACCAAACTCAACCTCAATGTAGTTATCATTTAATTGCGATGCATATTTAGTGTGCGTAATATTAGCCATTCCAGCCTGAACTATTGCCACTGTACGTTGAACTGCCGGGCCGAATATCTCCATTTGTTCAGATGCCTTAATCTCTGCATCAATCAACATAAAACGACGTGAGGTACCACTAAGGTTGCCAAGTCCCATTAGTTTACTCATAGATAAATCGGGACTTGAAGATCCGGAATGTATTGCATCATCTAACTGGTTAAGTTCAAGTGTTACGGATTCACAGGACTGTTGCCATGCTAAGTAATCTGCATCACCGTGATATGTATTACCGGTATCCGCATCTACTTCCATAGTAAAGTTTAACTCTTTGCCTACAGTTTCTTTGCTCGGAAGATTAGCCAAACCATAAGTTTTCAGTATCGGTTCGGAAAAGTAGTCATTAGTATCTGATAGGCGGGAAAGTCTCATTTCTTTCTTGTCTATCAAATTAGCGACATCTTCCCAATCCGGACAATCGACTTCGGCATATACTACCGGAATCTTGCCAAAACGATTCTTTATCTTTTTCACTTGCCAAACACCGTTCATAATACCGGAGTAGATAACATCTTTCGTATAGACTTTTACGCATTCGCAAGTACGGCCATTGACTTCTGCATTGTACTTATAGATAAAGCCGTCCATATCATCGTCTTCATCAAAGTGTGGATAAAATTCACATTCGACATTACTATCCTTGGGAGTAGATAGAATCTTAACCTTCAACTGACTTTTTCCATCATCTTTAGTGACCGGATAGAATATAATAGCTGCTTTGGTTTCAGACAACACCTTGCGAGCAAACTCTTTCAATACCGATTGCATCTTGAGCTTTCGCTTATAGACCTTCTTAAACTCATCAAATCCGTCATTCGAATTTTCTGCTGTGATAGTCATTTCACCGCCAAACAGAAAAGCAACAGATGTGCGGACGATCTTTTTAGGTAGGTTGGTTACGACCTTAGCTACATCGACAGTCTTGTCTTCTAGTCTCTTTGGCTTTTCGGCTCCTGTTTCGGGGTCAATTTCTACTTCTGTATCTGAATATACAGCAATCTTTTTAGGCTCCCGATACCCAACTGATTCTTTACGACGGGTTCTGTCTCCATTGTATTCCTCCATATATTCACGAGGATTACGATTTTCACGGGTATCAACACATAAATCACCTACTATGCTACCGAAATCTTCATTTTTCAGAATATCCTTAATGTCTGGCATATACTTTTCTCTTAAAATATAGCAGCAAAGGAGGATTTTCTGCGGGAGTTATAGCCTTGTAGAAGTCAATAAAGCCTAGCAAAGGATATAATGTTGTATAGATTCACTATCAATTTCATTTTATTAAAATGTCAAAGTCCCAGTTGAGTAGCTAATTCAACTGGGACTTTAATCGTCTCATCTATGATTTTTTATGATCTAGTTTGATTAATAGAAGTACTCCGAAGAATATTCTCTTAACGATTACTCTTGCGACATTCTCTGTAGAGCTCGAGCACAAGCAAAGCTATAGTGCTAATGGCCGCCATAAAAGAGATAATTTCCATTGAAACCTCCTTTTAAAAAGGTTAGCTTTGACAAAGCACCGTAGTTAGTGCCCAATCTTCATCTTTTACTCTAGGTTTATCTGTGTATACACATTTGTGTTGCAAATATACAAAAATTATCCACGTCCTACTTTTCTAGTAGATTTTTTTAGTTTCAAACCAAGTGATTCGGCAAACTCTGCGAGTATTGTCATGCCGTCCGGTGCATCGTCATAAGCGTTATCACCTTCACGCTTGTAGCTAGTGAGTGACTTCATAAAACGCCAATAATCCGAACCTTTAGGGTATTCTGATT